TGCCCCCGAAACGCCCGCGCAAATGGCCGTGCCCGCCGCACCACCGACGAGAGGAACCACATTCGACGATGCCGAGGTGACCGCCTGCGCCTGAACCGTCTTGATGACCACTTCCCGGCCCGCCGTGGCAGTCCCGAGCGTGATGACCATTGCCGAAGCAGGCTTGTTGTTGATGACGAAGCGGTCAGTCGAAAGGAGCGTGTAGTTCGCTGTAACCGTCACAGGGGCCGCAAGCGCCGTCAGCGTCTCAAGCGCCACGATGTCCGCTAAAGCCGCTGTGAGGTCCGTTTCCGCCGACAGCATGCGCTTGATAAGGTCGTTTACGCTGTTCGCCGTCTTGCGCTGTAGCTCGATTGGATTCGACGAGAACGTCGGGAGAACGCGGCTCATCGCTTGCCCCCGACCTCGAACTCAAACACTCCGCCCTGTACGAAATCCCATGTCGTTGCAGCCGCAATGCCCAGCGTAGCCTTCAACGCCGTAGCCGCAGCCCTGACAGGCATATCGCCCGACGCGTGAAGCTGCGTGAAACTCTCGGTTGATGCAGGATCACCAAGCCGCTGCCGACTATCAAGCGTCAGCGTCAGCCCAGAAATAGCGTCAGTCGTGGGGCGAAAGAACCTTATCCGCGCCACCCGCCCGTCAGCCAGTTGCATACGCGCAGGCTCGAACGTCGCAGCGATGTTAGACCCTGCCAGCAAGCCGAAGCGGCCATCAGTGTGAACGAACACAGCCCGAGGAGCGCCACCAGCAAGGAAAGGGTCGTCAAGGTCAAAAGGCACGCTATCCAGATCACCGTAAAGCGCAATAAGGGCAGCTTCAGACAAAGGCTGGGTAAGCGCATCGAACACCGCCGTAATGGGAAGCGCAGCCGTGGACCACTGATCGAGCGACCAGTTATAAATCCACATCTTGTCGGGCAGAACCCAAAGAACAAGCGTGCGGACCGGATCAACCGCCGCATACATCGCGTCCAGTTCCGAGGCCGAATATTCGCTGCGGAACGTGTTATCGACCCGCTCCACCCCGATTGGTTTAACGTCGGTCCCGTCACAGACCACAAATCCGCGATCCGAGTAGAAGAACACCAGCCGCCCCGCTTGAGCGATAGACCCGGACTGCAAGCAACCGTAATTCGTGCTGATCGGATCGAACTGCCACGGATCGGACGAGATGCCGGTAAACGACATGCGCACAACCTGGAACCGCTGGATGATCAGCCCGTATTCGCCGCCAGCAAGCCCCATGATAGCGCCGCCGTCATAGATGGGTTGGCTACCCGACATAGCCGTACCAGCCGTCCAGCCCTCCACATCGCCCTGCTGCGACCATGTGACGACGTTGTTGGAGCCGCCCGTAGAGCCGAGCAACACAAAGTCGGTGTTGACCGTAGTGCAGAACTCAGCCGTGGGAGGCGAACCGGCGAGAACTTCCGCCGTATCGTCCACAACGTTGTACTTGATAGGCGCACCGCCATAGGTGCACACCACATCATCGCCGAACTGCGTAAAGTCCCAACGGGTCGTGACCGTCAGGCTATCAATGCGCGATGCCCATGCGTTCGACACATAGGAATAGAGCGACGTATCATCGCCCGCCAACATGCGGATGGTGCCGTCAGTCGCGATGAACGCCGCGCCGCCCTTGAAATCACCATCCAGGGCCGTGGTAATCTGCGAGAACGCCCCAATAGGCCGATAGCCGTTCGACGACGGGTAAGCGCCGTCCGCGACCTGCATCGCTCCCTCGTGGTCTGCGTTGTCCGGAGCGAAAGGCCCGAACGTGATTTTAGCTTGCATCAGAAATAGACGCCCGGAACTTCCGCGATGTCCTCACCGTGACGGCGGCGGATGTTCGCCTGCTGCATCTCGGTGATAATCTCATCCCACCAGCTTTTGAGCAGCGGCAAGCGCTCGTCATTCCAGCCCCGAAGCTCTGCGGCGCACAAGCAACCAGCAAGATAGGCGTCGGGGTGATATTCAAGAATCCAGTTGGAGATGCTGGCAGAGGTGAGCGGAGTCAGCGCCCGCGTGTATTTGATAACGATATTGTCCGAAGAAACCGGAGCAACAAGGAGGGTGTTATTTTCAATCGTGTAATTGACCGGAACGCCCGTTTCATCCCCCGTCCACTTGCGGCGGAAGTCATCGGGCGACAGATAGGTCAGGACCGCGCGAGGGTCGGACGCCACGTAGATTGAGCGCACCCCGCGATAGTCATCGAGCAAGGTAATCTCAGCGGCCCCGGCAGAGGTCTGCGTGTATTCCATGTCGGTCGTGACGAGCAGCCGATTGAACCGCGCTTCCGTGATCGCAATGAACGTATCAACATACGTCGAAAGCGTCGTGTCCTTCAGCCAGTCCTCAATCGTCGTGACCAGATCGTCATAGCTGGCAAAGCCCGATACGGCTGGGATCGGAAGCGCAACCGTCATGGCTTACCCCTCAAAATAAAGGGGAGGCGCTACCCTCCCCTCCCCTGTTAAGGATTGACGTAGAGAACCACGACGGAAACCGTGCCAGCCGCGAAGGTCGCCGCGTCCACGTTCACCGTGCCGATGATGGTCGTCTCTTTGTTGAGCGTCACAAAGCCGTCAGCAAGCGTGCCGTGCAGCGGGAGAAGAATGCCACCTTCGGGAAGGTAGTTCGTTACCGCATCACCGTTCAGCACGCCGAAGTTGCCGAAAGCATCGGGATCGGCCACAACATCGCCATTGGCCGCATAGCCGATGTCAATGTCCACCTCTTCGGTCGCATTGCTATCGATGTCCTCTGCGCGGAACCAGCCGCCCAGGATGACAGCGCCAGCAGGCACCTTGCAGAACTCGATAATGTCAGCGGCGGTAGGGTTGGCCGTCAGCGCATACGAACCGTAAGCCGCCGAAACCGCACCAGCGCCCGCGCTGTTCTTGAATACCGGGAAGGTCGAAGCCGCCCGCGTCGAAGTCAAAGTCGCCATGTCAGATAGTCCTCAGAAAGCGGGGAGAGCCGAAGCCCTCCCCTCAGTCATTACGATGCAGCAATACCCGTGGTGTTGCCCGCGCCGGTGGTGGCAAAGTAGCCAGTCACAACGCCGTGATCCTTGAGGTCGGCGGTATCCGAAGAGCCCGTACCGAACAGGATTTTCTTGACGCCCATGATGCCGTCAACCGCGACGCCGTACTTGTCGCCATAGTCGAACTCTTCAGTGACAGTCTTCCAGCGCTTCGCATAAGCTATAGCCAGAGCCTGCGCACCGCAGAGGTAAACCGGGGTGACTTCGGTCGTCGCAGACGCGCCAAGGTTGGTGTAGATCGGAATGTTGTCGCATTCCTTGATGATCGCACCGTTCCAAAGGATGTCGCCGCCGTCGAACAGCTTCGAGGCCTCCATCTGCACGACAGTCGAAGCAAGAACTTCGGTGTCGATGCTGTCGCGGAGGTTCTTGAACGCATACGGGTTAGCGAAGCCAACCCAATAGCGCTTGCCGTTGCCCGGATCGCGCATCGGACGGATCTTCGGCGAACTCGTCTTCGCCTTCAGGATCATCGCATCGAGCGCCGTAGCGTTGAAGAGGTCCGAAGTCGTGTCGAGCAAAGCCGCGTCCGACGAGAAGTCGGTGTAGCCAGCAGCGGCAGCACCGAACAGCACGCGGTCGGCGTTATCGACCAGCCACGCGTCGCGCTGTGCTTCCGTCGAGGACGAGAAGTTCACGCCATTGATCGAGCCGAGCGCGTTGATGATAAGGTCGCAGGTGTCTTCCTGCGCCCAATCAAGCAGCACCGCACGGCCAGCGTCACGAAGCGAAATAGCCGACTTCTGCTCGCTCATCTCCGCGATGCGGACGGCATTACGGCGCTTGTCCACAGCGATGTCGAACGAACGCGAGGACATGTCCTCTTCGTTGCCTTCAAGGGTGTTCGTACCCGTGACGGCAGCGTTGGTCAGGCGGTTGACAAGAGCAATGGTGATCGTGTCGCCACGCTTCTTGGTCAGGTCTTCCTTGACCTGAATAACCGACATCTCGTCCGAGCCCATGAGGGACTTGAAAACAGACGTCTGGATATATTCACGGAAAAACTTGTCTTCCCATTGCTGGACGACAAGACCCGTTGCTGGGGTGGTATCAGTCATTTTAGGTTTCCATCTAAGGGAGGGTCGGCGTCATCACGACGCGGAAGCCCGTATTACTTGAGGAGGTCTCCAAGTGGCGTGGGGCCGGTCCATGCAGGGCCGGAACGCGTGCCAACGGATCGCTCAGCGGCGAGTGTGGAAGGTGCTTGACGAGTGGCAGGCAGCCCGAGTTCGGCCTTCAGCTTCTCACGAAGTTCGGCTTCGATCTCAGCCCGCATCTGTTCCCGCGACGGAGCCTGCCCGATGCTGCGCGCTTCCTGGACCTGCTTTCCGACCCGATACGCATATTCAGCCGGGTCGTCGGCCTTCAGAAGCTCCTGCATCAGGAACTGGTTTTCACCGGCAGCCATCTTGAAGTGCTCAACCGTATCATCATAGTCCTGATAGCGATCACGAGCGCGCCATTCAGCGATGCGCCCGCGCTCCATCAGAAACTGATTCTGAGTATACGACTGGACATTCTGCAACACTTCAGACGACACCTGCTCTCGAATAAGATCGATGAAGGCTTGCGTCTCAGGGTCCAGCCCCGAATCCACTGGCGTCTGATATTGCGGCTGTGACATCTGCTGCTGAAGCGCCTGGAAGTGCTCTTCGTACTTCCGGAGTTGTTCTTCAGCCTGCTGTCGCTTCGTCCTCTCGTCTTTGAGGGCTGCGATAGGGATATGACCCGATTCCTGCTCTTGCGGCGGCGGCCCGCTTTCCGGTTCGACCTCTTCAGTCGGTTCGGATACGCCCTCTTCCTTCGGTGCAAACCGGCCATGCTCATCCCGAGGCCGCCCTATCGTTTCGGGCTGCTCAGTCTGGACTTCCGGTTCAGCAGAAGGTTCTTCGCTCAGAATATCGTCAATCGTTCCCATGATATGCCCTCAGAATCGGCCCTTCGTGGCCGTCACGTTTCGCCCGCAGGTCGGCGGCACCTTCCACGCCCGTCAGTGTCGGCGGCACACAGGAAGCCATCCCCCGAAGAGGACCGCTTCAATCTCGTTTGTCGGTTACAGTGGCTTCTCGCGCTGCTGTCCGTAGCTATTCACAAAAACAACGCGCTCTTCATCGCGGTCAATCACGCGGATGCACGGCGCGTCGGGAATGTCCGTTCCCGGTATCGCGGCAATCGGCCCGCCAAT